GTAGGTTTTGAGGTGACCGTGCCGGCTGAGCTAAATACTAACGAAACGATCAGCGAGGGTAAAATTTACATCAAACACAAAGTGCAGGAGATGCCGCTAATCAAAAATATCACGAATAGAATTTACCGGGTCACGGACTATTCGCAAGTTTTAATCGAGGAGTTATAGGATGAAAGCGCAAGCAATAACGGGCGGAAATTTCTTTATTGACGGGATTGGGCTTTTTGGCGAGCTTGTAGATTTTGAGCCGCCTAAATTTGAACACGAGACGATAGAGGCCGCATCGGAGATCGGTAAATACGAGCTGGTTTTGCCGACTCTCAAACCGCTATCGGCAAAATTTACAGTTAATAACGTCAGCGAGACTTATTTTGGGCTTTTAAACACAAAGACCAAGCAAAAAGTCTACATCAAAGCCAATCATAGCGGAAGTGAGGGTAAACACGTGGCTATCGTGGCGACGTTTGAGGGCAACGTCAAAGTGCTCGAAGCGCCTAAATTTGAGATGAATAAAGAGGCTAATATGAGCATCGAGATGAGCTGCTTCGTCGTAAAATACGAGGTCGAAAAAAAGACCACGCTATCATACGACGTAGAAAACAAAATTTATGCCGTAAACGGCGAGGATCTTTACGAGACCATCAGGAAAAACATATCTTAAGGAGTAAAAATGGCACTTAAAAAAATAGAAATACCAAGAACTGAATTTGTCTTTAGCGACGGTCAGACGGTGGAGCTCAAAGCTCCGACGCTAGCGCTCATCCAAAGCGTCCAAAACAAGACAAAAGACGAGATCGAGCAGGCAAAGTTGATGCTAATCGAAATGAGCGACGGCGAGATGGATAAAGAGTTTTTAAACTCCTTGCCGATGAACGAATGGAGCGAGCTATCAAAAAGAGTTAGCGCGTTTATGGGTATCAACGTAAAAAACTAACCGAGGGGATTGCTCTAATAGGGCACTCCCTGCACTTTACCCTAAAAGACATTATGAGCCTCGAGTTTAACGAGTTCGTGGATTATTATGAGATAGCCTTGAAGCTTGCAAAAGAGTTTTAAGGCTCTAAAACCCTAGCTTCAAATTTTTTCTCTTTTTTGAAATATTTAAAATACACGTAAATACAAAATAGCGGGATAGAAATATACCAAAAAGCGAAAACTAAGACATAAAAAACCGCAAACCCAATCAACCCTATACCTATCACTAGGGCAAGCAGCAAATCGTCCATCTTTAGCGCCTCCATTGTATAAATTTGCACTTCAATTTTAATAATATCAAGATAAAAAAAGGCTGAAATATGGCAAAATCAGCAGAGCGTTTTTCGCGTAGCGAAAAGATTTCTAAAGGAGCGTAGCGGGATGGCAAAAAACGCAACTCTAACCTTCGGGATGGACTTAAGCGACTTCGACAAGGCGATGAAGTCGATCAATAAACAAGCCACGAGCCTAAGCGATCAGATAAATAAAGCCACTCAGGGCGCGATGCAAGCCTATAAAAACGGCCTAAGCGATCTTAAGGCAAATCCTTTTCAAAGCACAAAATTTCACACCGACATGGCAAATCTCAAAGAAAACATCAAAAAAGCCGTAACGCACAAGCTAAATTTAGACATCGAAGAAGCCAAGAAAAACCTAGAGGGACTAAAAACTCAAGCTATCGCCGCCGTGGGTAGTATCATGGCTATCTCAAAGCCTATAAGCTCGGCGATCGACTTCGAGAGCTCCATGGCCGACGTTAAAAAAGTAGTCGATTTTAGCGGCGCTGACGATGTTAAGAAGTTTGCGGACGGTATTATGAAGATGAGCCGCGAGATCCCTTTAAGTGTCAATGAGCTAGCCCAAATCACGGCGAGCGGCGGACAGCTGGGCATCGCTAAAGAAAATTTGATGGACTTCACGACTACCGCGGCTAAGATGGGCGTCGCCTTTGACATGAGCGCAAAAGAAGCGGGCGATAATATGGCCACGATGATGAATATATTCGGCATGGACGTTAAGCGCGTGGGCGAGCTGGGCGATACGATAAATCACATCTCAAACAACTCTGCGGCCACCGCAAACAAAATAGTAAATGCCCTAGGGCGTATCGCGGGTAATGCCAAGGATTTCGGGCTTAGCGCAGACGCCGCGAGCGGACTTGCGAGCAGCTTTATAGCCTTAGGCAAAGCTCCCGAAGTGGCCGCGACCGCTATTAACTCGATGCTAACGACGCTAAACAACGCCGACAACGCGAGCGACTCGGTTAAAGCCGCATTCGAGCAGATCGGAATCGACGGCAAAGAGCTAAAACAAGCGATCATCAAAAACCCTCAAAAAGCTTTAACCGATTTTTTATATACGCTCTCAAAAATCCCAAAAGAGAATAAAACGGGCGTTTTGACGGCGATTTTCGGTAAAAACTTCGGCGATGATCTCTCGCTAGTAACGGGCGCTATCGAAAACTACGATAAGGCGATGAGGTTAAGCGCGGATAAGGCAAAAGCCGGATCGATGGATAGAGAATTTAAGTCGCGAAGCGAAACGACGGCAAATAATATCCAACTAATGAAAAGTGCGTTTAACGAGATCGCGATAAATGTCGGCGCGGCGTTTTTACCAGCTTTAAATTTAGTTATTGACGGTATTAAAAAGATCAGTTATGCCTTTTCGTGGTTTGCTGACGCATTCCCGGGCGTGATAAAATACTCGTTTGGCGCGGTTATTGCCTTAACGGCCGTTAGAACTGCGCTCATCGCGAAGCAAGCCGCATTAAGCCTTGCTACGCTAATGCTCGGAAATTATCGTAAGGTATTGCAACTTTTGCCCTTTGATTGCTTGCAGCTGGGCGGCTCGCTAAAAGATTGCGGTATCGCGGCGAGGTTTAAAGCAATGTGGCTAAATGCAGCCGCGAGAGCATCTACTCTTTGGAGCGCTAGCACCGCGGCAGCTAGCTCAAAATCCGCTCTTTTCGTCGGTGCTCTCAAAAATATCGGGGTAGCTTTTAGAGCGCTTAGCGCGGCATTTTTGAGCAATCCTATCGGACTTGCTTTGACGGCGCTCGCGGCCGTCGCTTTTGCGGCTTATAAATATTGGGATGAGCTTAAGGCATTTTTTAGCGGATTTTTTGATGGCATCATGACCGGGCTAAAACCGCTAACGGATAGCTTTAGCAGGGCGTGGGATGCGATAAAGTCCGCCTTTACTCCGATTGTCGATCTTTTTGGATCACTATTTGGCGTAACAAAAGCTAGCGAGGGGGCGCTTGGAGAACTAAAGGATGCGGGCACTAGTTTCGGCCAGGTTTTTGGTGCGTCGCTAAGCGTGGCACTATATCCTTTTGAAGCCTTGGCAAATATCATAACAGCCGTCGGCCTAATAATCGACATCGTCAAAATCAAGGGCACGCAGTGGATAGAAGCTTTTGGCGAGGAGCTTAATTGGTGGCGCGATCTTTTCGGCAATATAGGCGAGTGGATATTGCAGAAATTTGATGCAGTCGTCGAGGGGATAAAAGGCTTTTTTGCGGGCTTTTTTGATTGGCTAGCGGAGAAATTTGCATTTGTAACCGATAGTATAAAAGCAGTTACGGACTTCGCGGGATCTGCCACGCAAGGCGCGAAGGATATATTGGGCATCGGCGACGGCAAGGAAACTAACTGGTATAATCCTTTTAGCTGGTTTAATGACGAAGCGCCGCAAACTACTGCCGGATCTGTGGATAAAATCGCGCAGGATCGCCGCGAAATGGGGTCGCAAACGAGCCAAAATCAAATAACCGACAATAAAAAGATCGACATAAATTTATACGGCTCGCAAGCTACTCCGCAAGCCGTGGCGCAGGCTGTAAGCGATAACGGGTATAGTTTTGGGGATTAGCGTGTTTAATAATATTTACGGTAATTATCTATGTTTTTTTATGAATTCGCAATATTCTTTTAAACATATTAAAGACGATTGTTTAGCGGCAATTTTAGCAGTATCTAGTTCTTTTGGAAATATAAAATTTGATTTGTGGTAGCAGATATTGTTTTTGCTTAAATTTGTGGTCGTATTTTTATATGAGCCGCCTTTGTTTTTTATGGATTCGTATATATTTTGATTATTTTTTATATCGCATCTATTGACGCCTAAAACACTACATACATCGGCGTTATTTTTAAAATGAGCCGATAAAAATGTCTCAAAATTTTTATATGTTAAAAATATATTACTATATTTATTTACATAGCTAAGGCTAGTGCATAGCTTTTTTAAATGCCCTAACTCTGTTTTATCGTCGGCGGCTCTGTCTAAATCGGCTACTACAAAAATAGGAATAGGAGTTCCCCTATATTGCTCTATTATTTTTATAAAACTCTTATAGTTTCCATTTTTAACGTTTGTTATGTTAAAAACGAACTCGTCGCCTAAGTGCTCGCTTCTAAAATGTTTTAAATAATGATCCTCCGTTTGACCTTCGACGATAAATTTTATAACTATCTTTCGCTTATTCATAATCGCCTCTTAAATAGTCCATGTATGCTTTTTTCTTATCATTTCTTAGCTCAAATTCGCTTAACGCTTTTAACGTTGTGGCGGTATTTTCTTTGCCTACTATGTAAATTTGAGACGGAGCGAGCATATCGGTATCAAAGATTAGCGGATTATGAGAGCTTAATATAAATTGTCCTTTAGTATTTGACGATGAGTTAATTACCCCGTTTAATAGCCTAATTAGAGATATGGTGCTAATAGAGCTATCTAGCTCGTCTATTATCATAACCAACTCCGGCACGGAGTCTGCGCTATCTATCGCATATACCAGCCCTATCATAAGCTCTATTATTTTTTTTACGCCCGAGCTCTCTTTTTCAAACACGAAGCTTTTATGATCTCTTTTTAAGATCAAAGAAAATCTATCGTCTTTTATATCTATAAAATCAAAATCAGTAATGCTATCGTCTACGATCTCTAATATATTTAATACGGTATCTTTATGCTCTGTAAAAAAATCTTTTTCAAATAGATCAAAAGGAATCACCCTATCTTGACTAGCTATAATATCGAACGTGTTTATATTTTTGCTATATTCATATACATTTACTGCACCCTGAAAACCGCGTAGCTCTTTGATGTTGTTATCTTTTATTTTGTTTAAAACGGTATCTCGCGAAACGACGGATAGCATCTTTTCGTATTCTGCAGCTATCGGAAACGTTAACTTGTCTTCGGCAAATCGATAAATCAAAACTTCGTTTTTTGTTAAACTTTCGCTTATTATACGTTCTTTATTAAACTTAATCTCATATGCGTAGCTACCTTTTTTACTATCCGTAATACCTATCCTATATCCGGTATAGCCTATATCGGAATTGATAAACTGCGATTCTTTTTCTATATTTAATCCGTTTTCTATTATACTAAGTACGCTCTCTAAAGCTCTTAATATATTTGTTTTGCCGGTAGCGTTCTTACCGAATAAAACCGCGCTTTTAGCTAATCTAGTATCCGAAAAGTAGTTACTTTCGTATTTTGTATTTTTTAGTCTTTGATTTTGTTTTGCAGCGAACTCTATCTTAACGTTTTGAGATATAGATGCATATCCGCAAACTTCAAAACTAGCTATCATTTTTAATCCCTATATATAATTTTATGAAATTATATCATAATATAACCGCTTTTTACGTTTATGTCATAAAATTTAAACTATACTCTTTACCGCTTTACCTACGACTTAAAAAACTCCAATATTTGTTCCATAATTATCCTTAAAATTTAGCATATTTCTTTGAATATTTTAAATAAGCTCTCGCGTAGCCGTCTTTGACCATTTTGCCGTTGATGTCCGTGCCGTTAAGATAGACGATTCCGATCACTCGCTTGTATTTATCGTGCCCGTGCGTTTCGATTTGGACTTCTTTGCCGGCTATTAGCTCGCTGAGGTATTTTTTGGACTTCTTACCGCCGCTATCCTTCATCTCTGGCGCGTCGATACCGTAGAGCCTGATTTTGACCCGCTCGCCGCCCTTTGGCAATATCCAAATCGTATCGCCGTCTACGACTTTAATCACCTTGCCTTCAAGTCCGAAAAGCAGACAAGACGAAATGAGTAAGAGCGATAAGATTTTCAAATTTAAGCCTTGTAATTATTTTTTCGTTTCCTCAAATAGATATTTTCTAATCTTTTCGTTGGCGCTTCCCATAAGATTTATAGTATGCATATAACACATTGACTCTATCTCATTGCTTGTTTTATGCGGACTATTCGCTTCGATTGACAAATATCTTGGAGTAGAGCTATAATCCAGCGACTTCAGTACGTCGTCTAGTGTTTGACTAATTTCGTTATTTTCAAAGACATATTCGTTTTGTGATCTATATCTTAACACATCATCTCTTATTTGGTTCCATTTTTTCTCTCCGTAAAATTTATCATCATGAATCTCATTTAAATTTAAAGGATTATATTTTTGACATATTTCGTTAAATTCTCTTGCTGCTTTTATTTTTAAATCAAAAAGCATCTCTGTTTTTTTTAGTTTGCTTTTTATGGGCTCAACTCGAGATAGATAGAGCCCGCTTATAACCGATCCCGTAAATCCCACAAGAGCCACCACAATCGACGTTAAATTTTCCATTATTTCTTACCCTTCCCGCAAACGTTCTCGCACGGCACGCCGTCGCCGTCTCGGTCAAAATCCCCGCGCCCGCAATTTTTAAAATAATGATAAGCCTCCTCGCAGCTTTTCATCTCTTTACAATACTTCTTTGAACAGTCGAATTTGTCTGCTCCCGCCGCCTATGCTATTAAAGTTAAAAATACGGTTAGTTTTTTCATTTTTAGTATATAGGTAAAATTTTGCACTTAATACTTTCGTCGATTTTGGCGCATTTTAACCATAAAACGCCGTCGTATAAAACGGTTTTATAGTATTCGGGTTCAATCTCGTTCCTTAGTTCTCTAAAATCCGATAATGCGTAATAAACCTTAACTTCTCCCGTTGCGTAATTTATTTTAATCGGATCAAAATGAGCGCTTCCGATTCCGAGCCTGCCTTCTATTTGTTTAAAAGCATTCGGATTTACCGCTTTAAAGCTCATGATCTCGTTTGCTAAAGCTTGAAACGCATCTTCAAAATTTCTATCCAGCGCTTCTATATTTTCTTTTGTTAAGTTGGATTCCAGTAGATCTGATTTTTTTAAATTTTCATAATAACTTTTATCAGGCATCTCGTAAAAGCTACATTTTGATTCTCTCATTACGGGAATAGACGGCAAATTTCCGTCTAGGCATTGATTGATATATTGTTTATACGGTTTGTATAAAACGCTCAAAAAACTAATAGCCGCGTTTTTGGACTCCTCTTCCACCGCTGCCTTGTCGTCATCGTTAAGGATCGGTTTTTGATATTCTGCTTTAACTGGCTCTGGATTTTTAGGTATTATAAATTTACCTATTTCGTCGCCTTCGTATTTTTTATCGTTTATGATTAGATTGTCGATTTCGTCGATTCTTAACCATTGTAATATATCTACGATACCGTCTTTTGGTAGCTCGTCAAAAGTATAAACGCCATTACTACGTAGAAACTTCGTTAAGTTTTCGCCGTCGTTTTTTAGCATAGTTTTTCTATGCCCCATCGCCTTACCGTTTATAGTATAGATCGCGATACTCCCGTCTTTGTCGTCTATTCCGTATAAACCGCCTATTTTGTTTTTATTTTCGGCATGTGGGCTATAACATTTTATGAACGCGTGACCCTTGTAAAAAGTATCGTCGCATTTTACATTGTCGTATTTTTTATAATATTTTATATATAGCGTTTGCAATACGTCTTTATATTTTTTGATATTTTTTGACGCTGTTTGATTTTCTGCGTCGGATTTGCTTAAGCGATTATCGGTTTTTTTGTCGTCGCTTAAAAAAGCCGCTACAATAGCTAATATTACAAAAATCCAAATATATATTTTTTTATTTTTCACAATAATCCCCTAAAATTTAAATTATGCTTTTTACCACTTTACCCACGATTTTAAAATACTCCTGGGTTTCGTTTAGATCGATTTCGTAGCTTTGAAAATTCGGATTGACCGAAACGATTTTAAGCATGCCGCGCGGCGTGAGTTGCAGGATCTTTACCATGAGCTGATCGCTAAAATTTACCACGTAAAGCCCGTCTCCGGCAAATGCGCCGTCCTCGCGAAAAATAACCCAATCCCCGCTCCTTAGCATCGGCGTCATGCTCTCGCCCTCTACCTCCATGCTGTTGAGGTTTTTGCCGGGCGGGACTTTAAAGAAGGCCTTGGCAATCGGCATCAGCTCGCCCGTTTGGTAGCTCCTCACGCCCTCTAGCTCGTTGCCGCCGCCCGCGCTTGCTTTAACGGAGGTCGTTTTGCGAATGAAGTAGAGATCGGCATCGTCCGAATTTGATTTCTTTTCGGTCATCTGACCTATTTTTAAAAGCCATTCGTTGGAAATTTTATCTCTTTTTACCCAATTATCTAGTGCAAATTTGGTAATTCCTAAGTGATCGGCTAGCTCATTATCGGTCTTAAAACCCCATAAATCCTTTAATTCATTAAGCTTTTCTCGCGCACTCATTCAAAACCTCCTACAAATTTTAAAAAATAGTCCAAAATGACTTGACAAAATAGTTCATTTTGACTATAATTCAAATATCAATTAAGCAATTATACCAAAAAGGACAAAAAATGAAACTTCAAAACGCGGTTAAGCTCTTAAAAGAGTTCGGAGAGGTTAAGGAGCACGAATGCGGCGCGAGCGTCGAAATAGGGGCTAAAACTTACGGCGCGCTAACAAATTGCGGCGCGGATACGGTTTTGTATCTCTTTGAGGAGACTAAAGACGAGCGCGGCGGGATATATTTTAGCCTGATTAGCTCGCTAAAACAGATGCGCGAACGCTTGCAAGATCTACAAGTGGCGGCCTAAGCTGCCCTCCAAGAAGGATAAAAGATGAAAAAAGACGAGTTTAAACAAGAGGCATATTTGAATATCGCGGTAAATGAAGAGATGGCCGCCGAGTGTATGAGGCGCAAAACGATATGCCAAAAGATGATCAAACTGATAAACAGCGATTTGGGCGAGGAGTTATTGCGAGATTGCGAAGATTTTAAGGACGCGATGCAGAAATTTGAGCTCAAATACGGCTTTTTGATTTGAAATTTAAAGGAGGCGAGTTAATGAAAACTCTAGCGCAGTTAATTTACGAAAAAACGAGATGGACGATGAAGGACTACTGCGAAATGCGCGGGATCAAAAGCACGGGCGGCTTAAAAGGCGGATACGTTAGCAAAGAGAACGCGAAAATACTAGAAAGCGACGGGATTGAGTGGCGCGCGGCTAAAAACGTCCGAGTGGGCGACGGCACGTGCGCGGGATATGTTTTTTTAAACAAAAACAAGAAAGCGAGCTAAAAAATGCTAAATAAAAAAGCGGTTGATTTTGCGATATTTCAAGCAAAAGCGGCGATGGCGGGGTTTGAAACGAAACTAACTCCAAAGGGCGAGATTATCGGTATAAAACGCGGCGCAAAGTCAGGCAAGACGGAGGCAAAAAGTGCGAATAATCCAAATTTTAAGACAAATTCTCTCGCATCGCTCAGTTGAGCCGCGCCGGGGGAAAGATAGGAAATTTAAAGGCGCGAGCGGAGTAATTTTTAGCGAATCGCGCTACTACGTAAATGCGGACGGTTTTATCGCGTGCAGGCTAGGCGGCGCGATCTTGGATATAAAGGAAAAAATATGCTAATCCAAAATTTAAAGAGATTTTTTGAGGTTAAGGCGGGGATCGAGAGGATAGAGGAGCAGATAAAAGAGCTCAAAGAGGACAAAAAAAGCTACCTCGAAACTCTCGAAAACCTAGAACGCGAGCTAAAGCGAGAGCTAAACACGGACGACTTATCGGGCGTTCAAATTTCGCACGGGCTTAACATGTCCGTCGAGGTCGTCAAAAAAGAGGACAAAGACAAAGAGGCGGGCAATGAGTAGAAATTTAAGCGATGCGTTAAAAAACGCCAAAGACGAGATCAAAGAGCTAATCGCCTCATTTTTCGAGGAGATTGAAGAGGATCTGGGTGAGCTTGCCGAGCTCGTAGAACAAAACGAAACAGAGCAGGCGGACGACCTAATCACTGAAATCAAACAAAAAATGGATAGTTGGCTCGCGGTGCAGTAGATGAAGCCCACGCCTAAATTTAGCGCAGAGGACATTGTCGATTGCGGGATAGATAGCATCCGTTTTGTGATGCCAAAGGCCACGCTTAACGGCTTTTTGAAAAAGATTGAGCTTTTGGGAAAGCTGCGGCTAATAAGCCGAAATAAAACGGTCAAGGATTATGCGGAGTATAAATTTAAGGGCGCAAACAAGCCGCTTTTTGATGCGGACGAAAAGCATCCTTACAAAATCCGCTACATCAGCTTTAAGCGCGGCACAAAAAGCTTAAGTAACACGATGCTGGTGGTCGAAAACTCAAGCGAGTTAAACGATCTTTGCAAAAAGCGTAAAAAGCCCTTTGGCTATTACGTTTGCGTTGTCTTTGCGGGGCTGTTTCAGCCTAGCAGGGATATTTATAAAGAGACTTACCGAATTTTGGGCAAGTTTTTACGACGTTTTAAGCCTTACAGCTGGGATGTCGCGGTGGATTTTAAAGACACTTGCGACGTAAATTCTAAAGCCAAAGGCAAATTTAAAGAGGCAGTAAAAGAGCAAGCCGACGACGTAATAAGCTTTAAGACGAGCATTTATGCAAATCGCGGACTAAAAAACGGGAAGTTTTATGCGGTGGATAAGGTTTGTTTTTACGACAAATTCGAAAAGCAAACGAACTACCACAAACAAAAAATAGACGAGAAATTTAAGGACTGGAAGCGCCTTGAAGTGACGTTTAGGCTAAAAGGTAAATTTATGGATTTTATCGAAAACGAGAACTTTAAGGAGTGCGTTGAGGTGATGGACGAGATCGCGGATAAGCTCAC